CCTGAAGCCTACAGGAAATGCTGTTCTACCATTTAATAGAACGCCACTCACAAATGCAGGGACCGTATCCAACAGATCACTGGTAACAATTCGGATTCCCGGCAGTGGCGAAACACAGCTATACATCAGGAAAGACGGTATCTACGCTTTCAATGGCGTAGACAGTATTAAAATATCAGGACGCCTGGATGGAGATCGCTATTGGAGTAACATAAATGCCTCGCGCCTGCATAAGAGTTTCGCGATTGTGTATGAGTTAAAGAATGAGGTATGGTTTTACCTTCCGTATGGTAGTACACAGACGACGATGAATCATATTCTTATCTATGACTATCTACGCGGAATCTTTTATCCACCGTGGACGGGGGGGCTTAATAGTTCACTTACCTCTGCGGGTATTGTTGACAATGTTCCCGTGTCTGGAGATGAGTCTGATGGCTTTCTTTATAAGCATGAGGAAGGTCTTAACGACACGGATGGAAGCACCATAACGGCAATAGACTCATGGTTTAAGACCGCAGCATCCCCCGCGATGGGGCCAGATGTGATGCTCCGGTGGCTTTTCGTACGAAACAGTTTTGATATCCTTGGGAATTATGAAGTGAATATTACTTATTCATCTCCGGGGATAGTAGGCCAGACAACGACATTCAATCAGGGCGGCGGGTTTGATGCTATCGGTTCTTTTGTTATTGGAACGTCATCTATAGCTCCTGACGATCTTGTTGCTATAGAGGATATCGACCTTACAGGATATGATCCTGTTATCCAACTACATTACCAGAATGCAAATGAAAGTGAAGAGATGAGCATCCGCCGTGCTACGGCAGTGTATAAGCCTATTGGACGTATGAGAAAACCACAAGCGGGGGTTACTTAAAGGCTCATTATGAATGGTGTTGATAGAACAAAATTTGATCGTATAGCCGCCGCTCCCTATATAGGGCGACAAGTCCGATGGCACGACCAGATAGGGAGTTTCAGGAATGACGCCCAAGGAGGGCTTGTTTGGACGCCTGATAGTGGTGCAAATCTTGGCTCAAATGGTATAGAGGATATTACCGGCAAACTCGGAGTATCTACTGGTCAAGCTGGAGGGATGCAGTATCAGTATGACCCTGCAACAGGGGGAGTGACATCAACTGGACTTGCCCCTCCTCCTCCTCCTCCGCCTCCTGGGACGGTACAAGAACCTTCAGGCCCTGAACAGCAAGGCCAGCCTCCCGGTCCCTCTTTTCCTAGCGAAGAGGCTAAAAGTCAAAATGCGATGTTTAGTGCGGCTTTTGGTTCTAGGCAGGGCGATCCAAATTTTAATGTCAATTTTGATTACAATCAAGACGGCATCATAAACTATGATGACCATTTACAATTCGGTCAAAGCTTTACTCCTCCTCCCCCAGTAGATCCCGCAACTCAACAAATTGATTCTCATGTTGAGTCAATGATATCTACTCTGGGTGATCAGAGGACCAGGTATGGGCAAGCTCCTTCAGAGCAATATTATCAGCAATATTTAGACGGATATAAAACGCACCTTCAGAGCCTTAGTGAGGATCAGCGCAATGATTATTTTGCTGCGCCACACAAGTCATACAGGGACTATGTAATAGACCAGCTCGATGCCACGCCAGAGTTAGGAAATATTCTGCGAGGTAAGTGGACAGGTGAAAATGTAAATGCCGTTGCTCAATCAATAGCATCTGGTCAAGGCATTCTTAACCTTGAATACTTGGATTCTATCCCTGAAGAACTGCTTTCTAGCAGTAACAAAGAGCATATTAAGGGCGTTGTTAATAGCATCCTTAATCCTCCTCCTTCTTCAACCAAACCTGCTGACCTTGCCGCTGGTGACCCGTCTGGAGAAGCAACAGATCTTGAGGTTGGCGAGGGAGATGTTGTATCGGGAGATGTTGTATCGGGAGATGATCTTAGTTCGCAAATCGATGCGCTCGGAACACTGATGAGAACGGCAGACGGCAAAAGGTTAGGTGACGATTATTATCGGAATCTGCTTACAGAAGAGGGGTATACTCCTGAACAAGTAGAACATATTCTTAGAGAAAGTCGGAGTAGAGCAACTGGTGCAGATACAAATGTTGATAACATTTTTTCCCAGATGCAAGATGGAACATTTGATGAAGACGCTATTCGCGCACAGCTTCTTCAAGAGGGATACACTCCCAATGAAGTGTCTGCTTTAATTGCCAATGCAACAACTCGCCATGAAGAAGCTGAGTATGGGGTTCTTCAAGACGAGTTTTCTGAATGGCTAAATACGCAACTCCCGCTTCTTGCTCAATCAGGGGATGGGGATACTTTTGCAAAGACGTTGATGCAATGGAAAAATCGCGGCCTTAGCGAAGAAGATCTTGGGGCTGCAAACCAAGCTTGGTCACAGCAAGTAGTGCGAGACCCAGGAGTAGAAGATCCTTCGGTAGCCGAAGGTTTTCCTCCAGGATGGGTAGATGCCGATAACGATGGTTTTGATGACAATACAGATCTAGACATCGACGGCACCCCAAGGGTATTTACTCAAGAAGGTCGAGAGCAATTTGAAGGAACTTCTACAAAGCCAGCGATGCCTGATACCGACGATACAATTAATGATATTCTCACGTATCTAAGAGACGCCTCAGAGACACAAGACGGCATCGATAATATTGCCGCTGATGATTTAAATCAGTTGTCAGCTTCGGCTGAACGGGCACAAGAGCAGCTACTAGAAGACCTGAATAGACTTGGTCTTGTCGGCTTAGAGTCTGGAGATGCACAGGCTGCGATCGGTGAATTCAAAGGCGAGGTTCTAGCAGAGGAATCCAGAATACGTAGAGAGTCTGATGAGAGAATAAGAGATAATATTGACAAGCTCATTGAGGTTGCAGGGCTAGAAGTTACAGAAGGAGGGCAAGAAGAGAGAATCAAGATGCTACAGGATAGCATTGAGAGCAGGGACCAGCTGGCGCTGTTCAACGGTCTCATGGCTATTTTAGGGCCGGAAGGTCTTGACCTTCTTGCTGGGTTTCCTGAGGCTGTAGTTGACGCTGTGAAGAAGGGGAAAGCCCTTTGGGATAAAATCAGAGAGGGCAGTGATGAAGCGGCCCTAGCGGCCATACTTGCAAGCGAAGCCTACAAGAGACTGAGAAAGCAAGGCAAGACAGACGAAGAGGCGAAGAAGATAATCAAAGAAGCAACTCCTGAAGAACTGGCAGAATTGGAGAAGCCAGAGGAGCCAGTAGTCGAACCGCCCCCAGAGAAACCGACAGAATATGACCCGACCACAGACCCTCGGTGGGAAGAATACGGGAATCCTCCTGCTGGTTCAGCCGGTGAGTTCGCCCAGCGATTTGACTGGGACAACGCCTCTGACGAGGCGTTCAACCCGTCATTCGGTGTCTACGGTGACCCGGAGACAAAGGTGTTCCTTGAGAACCTTGCTGGGCCGGGGGGGTCGCTGACTCCAACAGAGGTAGTAGAGGCACTCGCTTCAAGGACGATTTCCGAAAACGCAGCGATTGCGTATTTCCGCAGCCATCCAGACTTTGACGTTGACCAGAACAATAACATCGGGGCTAGAAAGGGCAATGGATGGAAGGGTAAGTTTCTCAACTTCGCTACTGTCGTCCTTACTAGGGCTGGCAATGAAGTCATTCTTAATGGCCAAAAACACAAATCGCAGACCGGAGAAGCGAAGGTGTCTTATAGCTTTGGAATACCAGAGGAGGATTCGTAATGGCCCTTGGCTTAAGCCTATCAACACTTGGCAACCTGGGTAGAGTTGCTTCCAGAGGCGTAGAACAACATGCCCAGAGGCGTCAGGAAGATGCAGAGCGTGAGTTGACCAAAGACATGCTTACCGCCTCTGTTAAGGGAGATTACGACGAGTTGGTAGGGAAGCTTCGGCAGGGCTTTTACGGCGATGTCCGGCCAGAACTTTTAAATGTGGCCTCTCAAACAGTTTCTCAAGGTCTACAGATTAAAAGGAAAGAAAAAAGAGAAAAAGCCAGCGACATATACGATATAACAAAACACATTTACAGTACCCGTGGTGGCAAGATTACGATGGAAGAAGCAGGGCAGCTTGCTCATGAGCAGTATAATAAATCAATGGGAACTCCTGGGTATACACCCAAGCCTCCTACCGGAAAAACCTTGATCGAACAAGGGTTTGAAGCTCTTTCCAAGCTTCGCGGCGAAGAACTTGAAACAAAAAAGAAAGAGTTGGCCAAGGATATTCGGGAAGCACATTATAATAAATCCATCACCCCCAATGACTACGAAAAATATATGCGTCAGCTTCAAGGACATGGGCGAGGCGTAGCGTTTGGTTTGGGACGAGTTGGCTCAGATATTTTTCAAGGCGTTGCGGATCTTATGCCCCGTCGGTTTGTGCCTACACCTGTTGGTTTTGCAGGTGCTCTTGCTGGAGGGGTTGTTAAAAAAACTCTTGGCTCCGCTTATGAAGGGCTTACTGCGCCTCGCATTCAAGCTCCACAGAGATAGGATAAATACTTATGGCTAGAATACGGAAAGTAGAAGAGCCTCAGTTTACACCTGGAACTCCTGAGTTTACGATGGGGCAAGAACAGCGGAGACAGGCGCGTCAAGAAGAAGAAGAACTTCAAGAGATGTATCGAGTGCTTCAGGACTTAAGTGTTTCTCCTGATCTATCTTCAAGCGAAAGACAAGAAGTTGATGATTTAATAGATGAGTTTGATCAATCTGGCCATGGCATTCAAGAAGCGGGGTTCGCAGGTATTGGCCGTGCCATAGGAGGTGCGTTTAAAAGTCCACGGGCACAAAAGATACTAGGAGGAATACGTCAGGCTCCTGGAGTTCTCAGAGATAAGGCTTCGGCTTTAGCTAATAGATTTGGTGTTGGCAAAGGAAAAGCTGCGGCTGGTCCTAAATCAAAAGCCAAAGATCGTGTTTATCCAGAGTGGCTCAAAACCGATCCGAATAAATTAAGATGGAGTTCGATGACTGAAGCCGAAAGAGCGGCAAGTCGAGCAGCCTCTTCTGCAAAGGGATTGGCAACTAAAGCAAAAACAGCTAAAGTAAAAACAGCTAAAGATATGGCAAAAGGCGGTGCCATTGTAGGAGGCGCAGGATTAATTGGAAGTGAGTTTTTAGATCAGGCTGGAGGAGATGAAGAGCCTCAGCAATCAGAAGAATATAGACGCGAAGATGTAATTATAGGACCAGATGATAAAGATTATAGACCTCCTGTATCTGATTATAGACCTCCTGTATCTACGGAAGACCCTGAAGATACTAGGACTCCTAGACAAAAACGTAAGTTTATAAGTACACCGGGAAGACCCCGTGGTGCAAAAAGAAGGAATCCATTTTATGTGCCGCCCCCCGGAGGCGAAGAAGCAGATCCCGAAGCGGCACAGCGTCCTGGTCTTCCAATGACGGGAGTTCCTGGAGAGCAACCCGAAGCTATTCCTGATATGACGCCAACAGACCAGGATATTGAGGGGCTGTTTAATGGAGAGGGAATGCCAGAGAGGTTCCGAGACGATCCGTCGAAAGACGCTGTTTCTGCGGCATTCTTGAGAGAAAGAGGCAAAGCGTTTGGTGATGCCCGTGGACAGATAGAGGGAGCACCGGGGCTGTATGAAGAGCCAGAGGGAGTTGATTTTATTGATACCCCTGAAGGGCAGGCATTGTTGCAGTCTGATGTAATGCCTCCCGAACTTGTTAAGCCCGATTATATGAGCGATGAAGAATGGGCAACACTTTCAGATGCAGAGAAGCGTAGGATTATGGCAGAAGGGGACACTAGTTTTGCAAGCACATTTGGAGCAGGAACTCAGTAATGGCTAACGGCTTTGGCAGCGGCTTTGGTTCTGGCTTTGGTTCTGGCTTTGGTTCTGGCTTTGGTGGTACGTCTAGCAGTATAGGGGCGTTGCCACGCATAGCAGGGCTTTCTCCGCGCCAAAACAGAAGTATGCAGAGTGCTGCTACTGAAGCAGAAAGAACAAGGCAGGCTCTACGTCATATCGGTCAAGAAGGATTGATGGATGAAGAGCTTGAGCCAGAGCAGGGAACGCTTAGTACTATTTTTGATTATCTAGGCCGTCCTCAACGTGCTGTTCTTGGTGGCATCTATGAACTCAGCAAGGGTTCTGGTGACGTTTATGAGGCTTTTACTGAGGCTACGCGTCAATTTGTTCAAAGCGAAGATCGCAAGTATAAGAACTTAAAGAGTGCCAGCCAGTTGTTTGGCGAAGAACTTAACGACGAGGCAACGTGGGGTGAGGCAATAGCTGGCTTCGTCCTCGACATCGCCATGGACCCGCTGACGTATGTCCCTATCGTTGGTTGGGGAGGAAAAGCGGCAACAAAAATAGGCGGCATAGCAACTCCAGCAATAGCAAGGGCAGCTATAAAGCCTGGCACTCTTGGTGATTTAGCAAGAATGGGCATCAGAACAAAAGATGCTGCCGGAACTATGTTCTCTCCCGGATACAAGCTTAGGCAGCAGGTTTATCGGCCAGATCTTGAAGGTGTTCCTGGACAGGTTGATCCTAGCTTAATGAAGTTTAAAGATCTTACTACCCTCCGAAGTCGTGAGGGTGGTCCGATTAACTTTATTGGCAGCAAGGTGCTTGATGATGAGAAACTTGATATTTATATGGGAACAAAACTAGGTGATCAAGCAAGCCGTTCTGTTCTGGAGGCAGAGTTAAGAGAAAAGCTTGCAAAAGTTGTTGATGGGCTAACAGAGTCGGAAGCCAAGCTTCTTACTATACACGCGGAAAAAGGCTTTAAAGAGCTAGACGGCCTTCTTCAAAAAGGATATAAGGATTTAAATCTTCCTGGCATTGCTACCGCAGAGAGACGCAAGCTTGTTGTTCAGAAGGGCAAAGACGTTCTTAGCTATCTCCGAAATACTTTGGGTGAAGAAGAATATAAGCTAGGTCTTCTAGATTTTGCCCAGCTTCGTACGACGTATGTTCCAATTCGTACCGTGCAAGGCAAAAAAATATCTAGTGCTGCACTAAGAGACGCAGGTATTGCGTCAAGAGCGACAAGAAAACGCCAACCTTTTCAGCGGTTAAGAAAGTATGAACACGTACAAGACGCCATTAATGCTGGCGTCCCTAATCTAGAACTTGATATCCGTAAGCTCGCAGCAACCAGAACTTATGAATCAATAAAAGCAAGGACTACCCGTAACCTACGGAAGAGTGTCTTTGAGTCTGGCGTTGCTATTCCCTTGAACAAAGTTGGTATACAGGCTGGTCTTAAGGGCGAGAAGGTAGCCGAAGACCTGTTGAAATCAATTAAGAGATATAAACAAACAGGTGTCGCTGATGATGTTGTGCAAAGTGCCTTGGATAAAGGCTATGACTTTGCTGAAATAGTTAAGAATGATGGCACTTGGCATGCTCTTCCCAAAGCAATAGTTGACGACCTTGATTCCGCGCAGAAATTCTTCTCAAACAATGAAAGCTTTAATAATCTGGTAGAAGGTTTTCAGCGGTGGCAGGGACTGTGGAAAGGTGGGGCACTCTTTAGCGTTGGCTACCACATGCGCAATATGTGGTCTAATATGTTTAACAATGCTGTGGGCGAGATTACTGATCCCAGGCTTTATAAACAGGCACTGGATCTGCAAGTTGCGAACGGACAAATGTCTCGACGTTTCTTAAGTGGCTCAGAAAGAGAAGCCGTAAAAACGGCTACCGAAGCTGACCTGGATCTTTTTAGAAGGTTGCGCGGCTACAATGTTGTTGGCCGTGGACAAATCGGAGTAGAAATAGGAACGTCTGCAACAGGCAGGCCAACGGGTTCTATTCCTGGTATACCGGGTAAGGTTCTTGGCAGTCGGCCTATGAGGGCAAACAGGCAGTTTGGCGAAGCAATAGAAGACAACGCAAGAATCGCCCACTTCATAGGCAGAAAGAAGAAGATCTGGACTAAGGAAAAAGGTCTTTTGGATGTAGACAAAATACCTGACGAGCATAAGCGAAGGATTGCGGCATACAAAAAGCAAGTAGATGTCGGCAACATGTCCGACGAGGAGCTGTATGCTGAACTTCAGGCTGCTGCCAGCGTTAAAAAATATCTGTTCGATTACGAAGATCTTACGCCTTTTGAGCGCGACGTGATGAAGAGCGTCATCCCCTTCTACACCTGGATGAGGAAGAACATACCTCTTCAGATCGAGTCAATGCTTAAAAAGCCTATGTTTGGGAAAAGGGGATTGTGGTATACGGCCATCCCAAAGATCAAGAATAATCTAGAGCAGATGTCAGCAGACTTTGAAGAAGTGCATACACCTGACTACTTTGAAGATATGTATGCGACACGGCTTCCGGTAAAGAGAGAGGGCAAGGCGATGTATTTTAATCCTAACCTTCCCTTCCAGGATCTTAATAAGATGTCGTTTAAGGATGTCATGTCTGGCGTTAGTCCAGCATTTAAGTTGCCCTATGAACTGCTTGCAGGCGAAAGGGGTTGGTCATACTTCCTTGATCGACCTATTGAGACAGTCGCGGGTGCCCCTGATTCTCTTACAGGTTTTTCCAGAAAAGCGCGGCATGCGACAGAGTCATTGCTTCCGCCTGTGTCCCGTTTTATTACCAGGCCAATAGAAAAAATCCAGAGGGGGCAAGTTTCTGACTTAGCTCTTTCTGAGTTAGCAGGTTTAAAGACTCACACTCTGGATGTAGAAGGTCGTAAACGTGCCCGTATTTATGCAGAGCGCGAAGCTGCACGTACAGCCAAAGCTAAACTGCGTCAACAACTAGGAGAGTAGTAGCATGGGAACGATCACACTGCCATATACTTTCGTTGCTGGTCAGACGCCTACTGCGTCAGAATGGAACTCAAATCCATCAAGTATTGCTACTCTTGTGAATGGGCAGCTTGATAAAGCAAATGTTGATTCATCCAGCACTGACGGCATTGTCACTATGGATGAGACGCAATCAATTACGGGTGCCAAGACGTTCTCTGGTGCAGTAGTAAATACTGGCGGTGTCACGATTAAGGATACAGACAACGCAGCGGGGAGCATCCAGACCAACCTGACGCTGGAGTGGGACCCAGGCGACGGCAACCAGATGACCGACAACAGCAGTGGGGTCGGCATAGACTTCAAGATGCCCGATGCGTCAGATAACCAGACGGTGTTTGCTTCTCTTGATGTGCTATGTCTTGATGACTCTGCCAGTTCTGAAGATGGCGAGTTCAGTTTCAAGACTGTGGTAAATGCGTCCGAAGCAGAGGTGCTAACAGTTTCAGGGGTCGCTGCTACGTTTACGATTCCGGTGACAGTTGGTATTGATGGCACCGGACACGATGTCACGTTTTACGGTGACACATCTGGCAAGTATATGCTGTGGGACGAGGATGAAGACACGCTACAGTTAAACGACAATACCAACCTGACATTCGGCACAGGAGCAGACGCCGATATTTTCTATGACGGCACAGACCTGAACATATCCCCAGCCGTGGTGGGGTCTGGCGACATTGTTGTAAACGGTGCGTCGATGGAGTTTGCTGATTCTGAGGGCGTGACATTCGGCACGGGCAAGGACGC